AGAATACAGAAGAAGAACGTCTGCTTGGTGTATCACTAACAGGTATCATGGACAACTACTTACTATCTAAGACTGTTGATAGTAAAAAGTGGTTGAAAGAGTTGAAGGCACAGGCCATTGATGTCAACCGTATCTATGCTGACAAGCTTGGAGTACCTGCTTCTGCTGCTATCACCTGTGTTAAACCATCTGGTACTGTGTCGCAGCTAACTGATACTGCTTCTGGTATCCACGCAAGGCATAGTGAGTACTACATCCGTACTGTGAGGGGTGACAACAAAGACCCACTAACACAGTTTATGAAGGACAGTGGTATCCCTGCTGAACCATGTGTGATGAAGCCAGACTCTACCACAGTGTTTAGCTTCCCTACTAAGTCACCCTCAGGTGCTGTCACTCGTAACGATATGACTGCATTACAGCAGTTAGAACTATGGAAGAACTACGCACTACACTGGTGTGAACACAAACCATCTGTGACTATCACAGTCAAGGATGCAGAGTGGATGGCAGTAGGTGCGTGGGTCTATGAGAACTTTGACATATGTTCAGGTATCTCATTCCTACCACACAGTGACCACAGTTATGCACAGGCTCCCTATCAAGAGATTGACAAGGAACAGTACAAAGAACTTAAGAAGCAGATGCCTGAGTCTATTGACTGGGCTGCTCTATCCCTGTATGAGAAGGAAGATACTACATCTGGTAGTCAGACACTAGCCTGTACAGCAGGTGCATGTGAGTTGGTAGATATCTAAAGTACCCCTATTAGCGAAAGTTTGATAAATGAAAGTATTAGGTAATGATTTCAACATCACTGACGGACTATTAAATACGTTATTAGAACTGTATCCAAACAAACTTCCGCATAATCAAATTACCCCTGAGGAGCTTGGGTTCCTTAGGGGGCAACAGTCCGTGATACAGAAACTAGTTGAATTACAAAACCAAGATTATGAGGAATTTTAAATATGGGTGGAATGTTCAGACCTAAAATGCCAGCACCCCCACCACAGGTAGCACGTCCAGTTACAGCAGTACAGAAGACACCTGACTTGGAGATGGCTGACGAAGAAACCCCAGCAATGGGTATTAAGAAGAAGCAAAAGGGTAAGAAACAATTAAAAGTTACAACTGATACATCCTTACAAACAGGCAGTACTGGTTCGGGACTACAGATAGGGCAGGGATCATAACATGGGTGCTGTAAAGAAACCAATTAGAAAAATTGCACGTGCTGTAAAAAAGCAAGTTAAGAAAGCAAGCTATGCTGTACAGGGTGGTAAAGCAAAAGCACGTGGTACACCTAGTAAACCTGCTTCAGTTACTGCTGCACCATCTACAGCCGCAGCTAAACAACAAGAAGAAGAAGTAGCAACTACAGTAGAAACAGGTGCAGGTGTACAACGCCGCAGACGTAGGGGCAAGAAGGCTCTCGTTTTAGGTCAGGGTTCAGCACAGGTAGCTGGTGCTTCTGGTGGTACTGGTTTAAATATACCTAAGACTTAAGATCACAAGTGTTGATTATGAGGTACAATAAATGGAACAAGATGTAGGTACAGTAGCTAAACGCTACAGCCAACTAAATGGAGAGAGAGATACTTTCCTAGAGAGAGGCCGTGAGGCGGCGAGGCTTACTATTCCTACTCTTTTGCCTGAAGAGGGTCATAGTAGTTCATCTATCTATGCGACACCGTATCAGGGCATTGGAGCGAGGGGTGTAAACAACCTTGCATCTAAGCTTCTTCTCGCCCTACTACCACCTAACAGCCCATTCTTTAGGTTGACTATTGATGACTTTGATCTACAACAGATTGCAGGTGATAACCGTGGTCAGGTAGAAGAAGGTCTAGCACGTATTGAACGTGCGGCAATGCAAGAGATTGAAGGTAAGTCAATCCGTGTACCCACCTTTGAGGCACTAAAGCTGCTTATCGTTACTGGTAATGCGCTGGTATATATGCCAAAGGAAGGTGGGATGAAAGTATTTAGACCAGACCGTTATGTTGTTAAGCGTGACGCAATGGGCAAGGTACTAGAGATTATTACCAAAGAGACTATGGCTCCTCAGACACTACCTGATGAGGTACGTGAACAACTACCACCATCAGAAACACCAGTTAAGAGCCATGATCTATATACAAGAGTGACTCGCACACCCAAAGGCTTTGAGGTTATCCAAGAAGTATCTGGGATATTGCTTGAGTCTACTAAGGGTATGTTTAAGGAAGATCAAAACCCCTTCATTCCACTACGGTTTATTCGTATTGATGGTGAGGACTATGGGCGTGGCTTCATTGAGGAATACATTGGTGACCTACGCAGCCTAGAAGCTTTGACTAAAGCTATCGTACAGGGCAGCGCAGCTTCAGCAAAGGTGTTGTTTCTTGTACGTCCTAACGGTACTACAAAGACTAAAGACCTTTCTGCCGCACCTAACGGTGCGTTCCTACAGGGTGACAGTAATGATGTGTCTACCCTACAGGTACAGAAGGGTGGTGACTTCCGTGTAGCTCTTGAGACTATGCAGATGATTAACGACAGACTTGGTGCTGCCTTCCTACTTAACTCCTCTGTACAAAGATCAGCAGAGAGAGTGACAGCAGAAGAAGTACGCTTCATGGCACAGGAACTAGAGACAGCCCTTGGTGGTGTATACTCTATTCTGTCTCAGGAGTTCCAACTACCATTGATTAACCTACTTCTTAACTTGCTTCAGAAGCAGGGTAAGATGCCTAAGATGCCTAAGGATAGTGTCAAGCCTACAGTAGTAACAGGTATTGAAGCACTAGGCCGTGGGCAAGACTTGAACAAACTAGCTTCATTCTTACAGTATCTTCAGCCACTAGGCCCAGAAGTTATTGCTAATGAAATGAACCTAGGTGACTACATTGATAGACTAGCTGCATCACTTGGTATTGATACCTCTGGACTTATTAAGTCAGCAGAACAGAAGGCTCAGGAACAGATGATGCAACAGCAAATGATGCAACAACAGATGCTGGAACAGGCGGGGGCAGGTGCATTGCAGAAAGCAGCACCAGCAATTGCGGGAGCAGTTGACCCAGAACAAGTACAACAAGCTATGGAGCAAATGAGTTAAATGGCTGAAACCGTAAACACTTATCAAGAACCTGCTGCTGAATCTCAGGAGCATGTAAACGAAATGTTAGCTAAGGTAGAGGGAACTCAACAAGACCCTGAACGTCCTGAGTGGCTACCTGAGAAATTTAAATCAGTTGAGGAAATGGCTAAGGCATACTCTGCATTAGAGGGTAAGCTAGGCCAGCCTCAGCAGGAAGAACAAGAAGAAGTTGATGAAGACGTAACAAACCAGAGTGCCTCTGAAGTGTCAGAGGTTCTTGGTGCTAACGGCATTGACTTTGACGTACTACAGCAAGAGTACGCAGAACTGGGTGGACTGTCTGAGGATGCTTATGCAGCCTTGGAAGAAGCTGGGTTCCCTGAAGCTGTAGTAGATCAGTGGATTGCTGGGCAAGAAGCTATGTCCCAACAAGTACAATCTGAAATGCACTCCCTAGTAGGGGGTTCAGAACAGTATCAAGAACTAGTAGGCTGGGCAGCAGATGCTCTACCTGACAATGAAATTGATGCTTTTAATGCAACTATGGAAACGCAAGACCCTAACTTGATTAGGCTTGCTATTCAAGGTCTTAATGCACGGTATCGTTCTGAGGCTGCACCTAACCTTATTGAAGGTAGTACAGGCGCAGTATCCACAGGCGGGAAGTTCTCTAGTAATGCAGAATTAACTGCTGCTATGGGTGACCCTAGATACGCTAAAGACCCCGCCTACAGACAGCAGATTGCTGATAAGTTGGCACGGTCTAGTCTGTTCTAACATTGTTGCATGGGGTTGGGGGATATATTGCTTCCCCCTTCCTTCTAGTTACATTACGGTGTGCCTAGAAGGGATTACATCCCAAAACCTTACAGGAATGTGCAATCCGCACTGTAGGGTGAACAAAGGATTGTTAACTCTAACTAACACGAAGCTAAACATAACAAACGATTACCCCTGACCCCTTGCGAGGGACAATCTTGGAGAAAGGATGTAGTGTAATGCAGAGTGTATTTCAACTCAACATTATACTCACTAAGGAGTAATTTAAAATGGCATCAGCCGCTTCAAATCCGGCCTATAGCGTAAGCTTCCAAGGCCAAAATAATAATACAGGTGATGTACGTGACCTGTTTCTCAAGCTGTATGCAGGAGAAGTCCTAACAGCCTATGAGGAAAAGAAAGTCCTTATGGACAAGGTACGTACTCGTACAATCTCTAAAGGTAAGTCTGCTTCATTCCCAATGACAGGCCGTGCAACTGCTGAATACTTGACCCCCGGAAACGAAATCACAGGCGGGGCTATTCGTGCAGGTGAGCGTATCGTAACAATTGACGATCTGCTTATCTCAAGCCAGTTCATTGCTAACATTGATGAGGCAATCAACCACTACGATGTACGTTCAATCTACTCAAAGGAAGCTGGTATTGCACTAGCTAACGAGGCAGACAAGAACGTAGCACGTATGCTTGTTAAGGCTGCACTGTCAACTAATGCGACAGCCGCTGCTGGTCTTATTCAAGACTACAAAGCCTTCACTGAAGAAGACTTTACTGGTAACGTCACTGTTGGTACAGCTACTGCTGACCTTCTTGATCCTGCAAAGCTGGCTAAGGCTATCTTTGATGCCAAGAAGACTATGGACATTGCTAATGTTCCTTCAGAGAACGCAGTTGTTGTTCTTCCACCAGCACAGTACTATGCACTGATGGATGTTTCTGATGGTTCTAAGCTGACCTACATGAACCGTGACTTTGGCGGTAATGGTTCTGTTGCTTCAGGTATGGTTCCAGCTATTGCAGGTATTCCTGTAATCATGTCTAACCATGCTGACGTATCTGCTCTGTACAAGAACTTTACAACAGGTAATGCTGATGAAGGTAAGACTTCTGACAACGCACCACTAGCAAACACTGCTGGTTCAGGCCGTACAACACACTATGACCTTCCGACTGCTGCTGTAGACGGACGCGACATGGTGGCAGAAGCTGCTCTGATTAAAGGCTTTGTCTTTACACCAGAAGCAGTAGCTACTGTTAAGTTGCTTGACTTGGGCATGGAGTCTGAGTATCAAATTAATCGTCAGGGTACACTCATGGTTGCTAAGTACGCAATGGGGCATAACGTCCTACGTCCTGCATCATGTATTGCATTGATTGACGCAAACGCTTAAATAAACTTGGGGGTAGCTTAACGGCTACTCCCTTTTTTCTTTGGAGAATGATATGCCAAACGTAGCAGGTAAAGAGTACAAGTATACTAAGAAGGGTATGGCACAGGCTAAGGCTGCGGCTAAGAAGACTGGTGCTACCATGAAGTATAAGAAGAAGAAATGATATGGCTATTACACATGCAGGAGAAACATTTAAGGGTCTGCGGATACCTAAGAGTTCTCCAAAGGGTAAGAAGTCACATGCTGTATTGGTAGGCACAAAAGAGAAGCCGGAAATTATTAGATTTGGTGAACGAGGTGCAAAGACAAACCAGTCAGCTAAACAACGAAAAGCTTTTAAAGACAGACACCGCAAGAATATAGCCAAGGGGCCATCAAGCGCAGCTTATTGGGCTGACAAGGTTAAGTGGAAAGCATAAGGTAAGCAACATGGCAGGAACAACACAATTAGATGCAGTCAACATTATGCTTTCTGCCATTGGCGAAGCACCAGTTAATAGTCTCTCCTCTGGCTTGATTGAAGCAGAGATTGCAGAGACTATACTTAACACAGTTGACAAAGAAGTACAGTCTATGGGCTGGCACTTTAACACAGAATTAAACAAGAGTTTCCCTAAAGATACTAATGGTGAGATTATTCTCTCTACTGATATTCTTAGAGCAGACTCAACACTAAAAGCCAATGCGCCTAATCTAGTGCAGCGTGGCCTTAAAATGTACGATAGGACTAATCATACCTTTAATGTAGGTACTGATGCAGCCCTTGATGTTGTAGTACAATTAGTCTTCAGCGATGTACCAGAAGTAGCAAAGCGTTACATTGTACTACGTGCTACTCGCATCTTCCAAGACCGTGTAGTAGGTTCAGATACCCTACACTCCTTCCAACAGGAAGATGAGAACCGTGCCTTTATTGAGTTACGTGACTTTGATAAAGCAGCAGATGACCACAACATCTTTGACAACTATGACACCTTTAGTATTATTGATAGGCAGGGACGGAGAACAATCTAATGGCACTCATCAGTCAATCAATCCCAAACCTTATTAACGGTGTATCACAGCAGCCACCCTCACTACGCCTAAATACTCAGGCTGAGTTACAAGAGAATGGTCTGTCCAGTGTTGTATCAGGTTTGTCTAAACGCCCAAGCTCACAGCATGTTGCTGACTTAGGAGTTATTTCAAACCTAGACAAAGCGTTTATCCACACTATCCGTAGGGATGAGAATGAGTTTTACTCTATGGTTGTGGATACTGCTGGTACTATTAGGGTGTTTGACAAAGATGGTGTAGCTAAGACTGTTACCAATAATGCTGCGTCCTACCTATCAGGATTAACAAACCCTAATGAAGAACTAGCTGCTGTCTCAATTGCTGACGCAACTTTTATTATTAATAAGAATACTACAGTAGCTAAAGCAGCTACGGTATCCCCAACACGTAATCCAGAAGCATTGGTATATGTAAAGAACGCTGACTATGCTTCTACATACCGATTAAAGCTTACTAAAGGTGGCAGCACAAGTACAGTACAATTTGCTACTAAGTCTAGTACACAGGCTTCTACAGCACTAACACAGAACGCAGAACGTGGCGCATCAACTGACTTGATTGCTACATATTTAAATACATTCTCTGGAAGTGTTGTTACTACTTCTTACTATGATGCTATTACCAACGCATCAGCAGTATCAGGTTTAACATTGACAAGATATGGCTCTGTTATACACGTCCAGTCTACCGATGCTACAGACTTTGTAGTAGAGGTGGGTGACTCTCACGGTGGAGATCATCTTAAAGTATTTAAGGATGAGACACCCGACTTTAAACAACTTCCTGTAGAGGGGCCAAACGATTTTGTTATTGGTGTCTCAGGTGACAACTCAAAGGCACAGGATGACTACTATGTTAAGTTTAGTAACGGTGTCTGGAAAGAAACAGTAGAGCCTAATATTGAAATTGCACTAGACCCTGCTACTCTACCTCATAAACTTTCTAAGCTTGTCAACGGAAACTTTGAATTTAATCCCGCTGCTTTTGCAGATAGAAAAGTAGGAGATGATGACACTAACCCATTCCCTTCATTTGTAGGGTTTAAGTTAGCAGATATTTTCTTCCATAAGAATAGACTTGGAGTACTAGCTGACGAAAATGTCATATTTAGTAGTGCTGGTGAGTTTCTTAACTTTGACTTCTTCCGCAAGTCAACGCTAACCATTATTGATAGTGACCCCATTGATGTGGCAGTGTCCTCTAATAAGGTTAGTATTCTTAAACACGCAGTACCGTTTAACGAAGCACTGCTGCTCTTCTCTGACCTCACACAGTTTAAGGTAACAGGTGATCCTGTACTAACCCCTGAGACTGTTGACGTATCTAATACTACAGAGTTTGAAACAAGCCTACGAGCTAGACCAGCAGCAGCGGGTAAGTATGTTTACTTTGCCTCTAAGCGTGGTGCGTGGTCAGGTATGTGGGAGTACTTTGTAGATAGTGACACTGATACAAATGATGCCACAGAGATTAGCTCACATATTCCTGAGTATCTTAACGGTGAGATTATTAATATTCAAGCTTCATCAAATGAGGATATGATACTAGCACAAACCGACAATGATCCTACAGCCATATACGTGTATAGATACTACTGGTCTGGTAGAGAAAAGCTACAGGCTTCTTGGTCACGTTGGGTATTTAATGGTGATGTAGTAGGCATGTCCTTTAATCGTGCTGATATCTATATCCTAATTAAACGAGGTACAAACCTATTTCTAGAACGTATTAATCTATCAGTAGATGAAGCTACTACTTACACTACAGGCAGCTTTTCTATACACTTAGATAGACGTGTTAGGTTGGAAACAGGTGGACTTACTGCTATACCTTATGTAGATGCTAATACAATCTATATTGACCAAACAGGTAAAATCATTACTCTTAGTGCAGTAGCAGCTAAATTAGCTAACTCTGAAAAGGTGTTTGCGGGTATCCCCTTTACTTTTAAGTATGAGTTTTCTGAGCCAGTTATTAAGCAGGACAACAAGGCGATAACAACAGGACACCTACAGCTTAGAAATTATGCTGTGGTCTTCAATAAGACAGGCTTCTTTAATGTAATACTAAGACCCCTCAAACGTACATCCTACACACGTACTTTTACAGGGCGTGTAGTTGGTAGTGCTGCTAATATTCTTAACTCAGCCGCTATTGAGTCTGGAACATATCGTTTTGGAGTTATTGGTAACGCTAGTGAAACCTCAGTAACACTTGAAAGTGATAGTCACTTACCCTGTGTATTCCAATCAGCAGAATGGGAAGGTTTCTTCCAACTACGTTCAAGGAGAATGTAATGAAGGTTTATGTGAGAGCAAGTACTCAGTCTGATGTAGATCATCTGGCAACAAACTTAAGACCAGAAGACACTGAAGAAGTACTTGCTTCACATGGCGATGTTAAGGAAGCTCTACAGCAGGGATTGGATGAGTCAGAGGAGTGCTGGACTATAGTTGTAAAAGAAACAGGTGAGATTGCTGGTATCTATGGTGTCGTAGGTTTAGATAACCTAACAGGCATACCGTGGTTGCTTACTGCACCGCCTATAACTAAAGTCTGGCTACCCTTTCTTAGAGGTTCTCTCAAATGGGTAAAAGAAACAAATAAGAAATATCCCATCCTAACTAATGCCTGTGATGCTGATTATAGTGTAGCTATTAACTGGTTAAAGTTTGTAGGATTTACGTTTATTCAAAGGCATGAAACTTGGGGTGTAGGAAACAAACCCTTTTTAGAATTTGTGAGGATACAAGATGTGTGACCCAGTTATAATGGCTACGTTAATGGTGGCACAGGGTGTTGCTCAATACCAAGAAGGCGTGGCTCAGGCGCAGTCAGATCAATCTAGATTTGACCGTAACCGCTTGGCTGCTAATGAAGCTAGAGATTTAAAAGTACAGACCCTTAACCAGAGAGCTACTCAAGAAGCAGAAGCTGCCTCTGAAGAGAAGCTAGCCTTAAGCATTAAAGCTCTGGAAGGCGAGGGTGCTGCTCTGGTTGCTCAGGGTGAGTCAGGTCTTACTGGTAATAGTATGGACTTACTACTACAGGACTACGAAGCACAGAAGCTACGTGGTGTAACGACAATTAATAGAAACCTTGAGAATGTAGAGAAACAGATTGAGCTTGAAAAGCGTGGTGCATCTGCGGAAGCACAGAATAGAACTAACTCTCTACAACAGGGTGTCATGCCAAACTTCCTAGCTGCGGCTGTGGGAACTGCGGCTAATGCTGCTGCTGCTTATAATGCGGCTGATGTCTCCTCAAGTAGTAGTTCCTCAAGCAGTAGTTCTTCTACAAGTACTAAGTCTTCTGCATCAAGGGGAACACCTAAAGCACGTTATACAACTTAAAAGGAAATAGCTCATGGCTAGAAAACAAGTAGAACGGTTGCGGCCTTCTGCAAGGCTACAAGCTGTAGCTCGTCCAGTAGAGACATATGTACGTCCTGCTGAACAACCTGCACCTAAGAGTGGTTTGGGTGAGTTTATACGTGCTATCGCACCAGCAGCAGAAACACTAGCACAAATAGAAAAACAAAAGAAGTTAAAGTTACAACGTGAGGCTGAACAGGGTATTGCATCTGCACGTACTCTGGATGCTAAAATTGGTGTGTCTACTGCTTTAAGACAAGCTAGGGAAGACTACAGAAATAATGAGTCTGACTACCTAGAAATGACAGAAGAAGAGGTAGCTGCTAGACGTGCTGAGATTATGCAGCCATTTATTCAGCAAGCTCAAGACTCAGGTGATGACCTACTATTTCAGGCTGTCAAGGGTAACATTGAGATGGGTAACCTTGCTTGGTTTGAGTCTACCTATGACCCTGCTAAGTTTAAGCATAACTTTAACATTAACATGGGTACAGTTGGTGATGAAGTTATTGGTATCAGTGAAGATATTGGTTATGGAACAAAAGATTTTGAAGAAGAAGATGGTGATCCAACACTACAAGCAAACCGTCAATTTAGTCTAGATTTACAGAAGAAGAATATTGATGAGATTATAAGACAAGCTTCTCAAGCCTATGGTTATAGCCAGTCTATGATTAATGATTATGTTATGGAAAGTATCATTGCTCCACGTGTTAGAGAAAATGGTAGGGATGCTGCATATCAGTGGGCTACTTCTGTCATAGGTAACAAGGGAGACTTGACTAAAGTTAGTCGTTACCAGAAACTTGTAAAAGCTATGAATCGTGACCTAGCTTCTTATGACTCTGAAAGATTTAAGGCTGGTAAGAACGCATACTTTAAATCAGAAGTACAATCGCAAGTAGCTCAATTCTTAGAGACTAAACAAGTTAATTCAATAGGCGGCGATATTGTATTTGCAGACGGTACTTCTAAGTCCGTCAGTGAAAAGGACATTGTTGCGGCTATTGAAGCTGAAGCTGTACGGCAGAACTTGTCAGAGGGTGATGCCCTACGTATGTTGTATGTACCACTACAGAGAGTTCCAGCCAAAGATAGTAACGCTATCTTATCAGGCTTGGCAGCGTTTTCTGCTGGGGTAGGTTTAACAGATGAAAACGTAGCTCTAACAGCAGCAGCCTATACATCTTATAAAAAGATGGATGGTTTTGGCATTGACATGAATAACGATATACTCTCTGAAGATCAGCGAAAGCTTATGAGAGCTATGGACTACCACATCGAAAAGGCTGGTGTAGGAGGCCCAGAGGGGCCATCTATGGGTGTAGTTAGAGAAGCCTTGGAGATGGTGCGTACTATTGATCTTAGTTTACCTACACGTAAAGCCAGTACTACAGAAATACAGGATGCTTTAGATAGAGGCATAACAGATATAAGCGACTTTGACGAACTTACAAACACAAGAAGTATGTTACCTTATATCCAAGAGGGTGTAGACGTTTACATGCAGATGGGTGTAGACTTAGATAAAGCCACTATCCTAGCAGTAAAAGATGCACGTAAAGACTTTGCTATTGTAGAAAGTAGCATAGGCTCTAAACACGCCCTGCCTCTTCTTAATACTAATGTAAATCGTAATGGTAATGAAGTAGCTAAGTTACAGTCATATATTAATGAAGAAGCTCAAAGACCGTCTACAATTAAGGCTATAGAAGCTAGGGGTGGTGCTGGTATAGTACTAACTCGTAGCATTAACCCTAATAAATTTACTGTTGCTGTTATTAATGAGGGCGGTACTACTGTAGGAAGTCTTGGAGAGTTACCTGTATCAGTTGCCCTAAACCCTGAGACAGCACAGGCTATGATTGCGGAGCGTATACAGCGTACTTCTGAAGATGATAAGTATGTTTCTGGTGTTATGGGTACAATTGATGATGCTCAGTTTGTAGGATCACCTACCATAACAAATTACTTTGGTGGTACTGGTAAAGTAGGTGAAGCAGGTACGTTTGAAGATTTTGTAAAATCACCTGTTGTTAAAGACTTACGAAAAGCCTTTAGTGTAGACAATGTTATACTACAAAAGATTTGGAGTATGCGTCCTACAGCCGAAGGTATTGGCAGAGAAGTTGACTTCCTAAAA